AAATATGTTGGTTTAGATTTATCAGAACAGTTTAGACCAATGGATGAAATGGGCTCAATGTACTTTACAAGAACTCTAGAAGATTGGGCTCGTTTTGATATTAACAAAAGAACTAAATTTGATGCTACAATTAGCTCAGGATTAGCTATTATGGCTAATCAAAAACATTTATATACTCCTGTCAAAAAAGAGTCAAAAATAAGCATTAACTTTGCAAGATATGCTAATAAGGGGAATTTAAGCGAATTACTAAAATAAATGAAAGACGTTGAGATATTACTAAACCCCGCAGGTTTTCCAAATCAATTTGCCACTGATGCTGAAAAAGCAACAATGGAGTATGGATTACAGGTAGGTCAGGCCATTCAGTATGAGTGGTTTAGAAAAGGTGGAGGTAGCTGTAGATACTATAGTCAACTCCAATCTTTTAATCAATTAAGAAGATATGCAAGAGGTGAGCAATCAGTAGCTAAATACAAAAATGAATTAGCTATTGATGGTGACTTATCTTATTTAAATTTGGATTGGACTCCAGTTCCCATCCTTCCTAAGTTTGTAGACATTGTTGTTAATGGAATGTCTAATAGATTGTTTCACGTAAAAGCCTATGCTCAAGATGCTTTATCAAGCGAACATAGAAACAAATACCAGAAGTTAGTTGAAAGAGATATGCTTAACAAAGATATCTTTAGTGACTTTCAAGAGTCTTTCGGTATTAACCCATTTATGACAGATGTAGAAGAGCTTCCAGAAAATGATGAGGAACTTCAATTACATATGCAACTAAAATATAAGCCATCTATTGAAGTAGCTGAAGAAGAAGCTATTAATACCATACTAGATGAAAATCACTACTTAGATGTAAAAAGAAGAGTAGATTATGATATGACTGTTTTAGGTGTGGGTATGGCTAAACATCAGTTTTTACCAGGAAGTGGTATTGAGGTAGATTATGTTGATCCAGCTAATGTAGTGTATAGTTATACAGAGGACCCGCATTTTAAAGATTGTTTTTATTGGGGTGAGATTAAAACAATGCCTATTGCAGAACTTATTAAGATTGACCCTGATTTAACTAATGAAGATTTATATAAAATATCCCAATACAGTCAAGGTTGGTATGATTATTACAATGTTAACAGGTTTTATGAAAACAGTTTGTTTTATAAAGACACTGCTACATTATTATATTTCAATTACAAAACCACTAAAAAGTTTGTATATAAGAAAAAGATGTTAGAAGGTGGTGGAGAAAGAATGATTGAAAAAGACGATAGTTTCAATCCACCAGAAGAAATGATGAAGGAGGGTAAGTTTGAGAGAGTAGAAAAAACTATTGAAGTTTGGTATGAAGGTATTATGGTAGCTGGCTCTAACATTATGTTAAAGTGGGAAATGGCTAAGAATATGGTTCGACCTAAGTCAGCATCTCAGCACGCAATGCCTAATTATGTGGCTTGTGCTCCAAGAATGTACAAAGGAAATATAGAATCTTTAGTAAGAAGAATGATTCCTTTTGCAGACCAAATACAAATTACACACTTAAAACTACAACAGGTAGTCGCTAAAATGGTTCCAGATGGTGTATTTATAGACGCTGATGGATTAAATGAAGTAGACTTAGGTACTGGTCAAGCCTATAACCCTGAAGACGCTCTAAGGCTTTATTTTCAAACAGGTAGTGTAGTAGGTAGAAGTTATACTCAAGATGGTGAGTTTAATAATGCTAGAGTTCCTATACAACAACTTAATACTAGTAGTGGTCAGTCTAAAATGGCTGCACTTATTGGAAACTACAATCATTATCTAGGAATGATTAGAGCAGTAACTGGATTAAATGAAGCTAGAGATGGTTCAACGCCTGATCCAAACGCATTAGTTGGTGTTCAAAAGTTAGCAGCACTAAACTCTAATACAGCTACAAGACATATACTAGAAGGAAGTTTATACATAAGTAGAACTATTGCTGAAGGGTTATCACTAAGAATAGCTGACTTACTAGAGTTTGCTCCATTTAAAGAAGAGTTTGCTAATCAAATAGGAAAGTACAATGTAGATAGAATAGAAGATATTAAAGACTTATATCTATATGACTTTGGAATATTTATTGAAGTAGCTCCAGATGAGGAGGAAAAAGCAATGCTAGAGCAAAATATTCAAATGGCATTATCTAAAAACGATATTAATTTAGAAGATGCTATTGATATTAGAGAAGTAAGAAATCTTAAGATGGCTAATCAGTTATTGAAACTGAAAAGAAAAAGAAAACAAGATGCTGATAGAGAAGCTGCTGCTTTAAAACAACAAATGACTGCACAAACACAGTTCCAGTCTCAGCAAATATCTGCTCAAGCAGCCCAACAAAAAATACAGTTGGAAGGTGAGATGAAAATGAGAGAGAAACAAGCAGCGGTTGCTTTTGAGATAGAGAAGTTGAAAAATGAAGCAGCTCTTAAACAACAATTAATGACGTATGAGTTTCAACTTAATATGCAATTAAAAGGTGTTGAAGAAAGTCAGATAAACAAAAGAGAGGAAAGTAGAGAGAAGGCAAAGTCTGATAGAATAAGTCAACAAAATACGGAGCAGTCTCAATTAATTAATCAGAGGAAAAAAGATTTACCTCCAATTAATTTTGAGTCCAAAGAAGATAGTTTAGATGGGTTCGATTTAGCAGAGTTTGAGCCTAGATAAAATAAATAAAATAATTAGTAACTTTGCATAATAAAATCAAATCAAATGGAAATTAAAGTAAAAGAGTATGATGATGGACCGCAAAAGTCTAAAGCACAAGTAGAAGAAGAATTATTAAAAAAGCACGAAACCGAAGTAAGCGGTGAAAATGCAGAAGAAACTAAGGTAGAGGCAGTTAAGGTAGAAGAAACTGGACAAACAGAAGAACCTACTAAAACTGAAGAAACCGTAAAAGAAGAACCCGTTGTGGAAGAAAAGCCACAAATGGGGGAACAAGAAGTTCTTTCATTTATTAGGGAAAAGTATAGTAAGGAGGTAGAGTCTATTGATGACTTGCTAGCTAAAAGAGAGCAAGAAGAGTTACCAGCAGATGTAGCTACTTACTTACAATACAAAAAAGAGACTGGTCGAGGATTTGAAGATTTTGCTAAAATTAGTAGAGATTATAGTAAAGAAAGTCCTGACCAAGTATTATCTATGTATTACGCAGAGATGGAAGAGGGTTTAGATAGAGATGAAATAGACTATCTGCTTAACTCTAAGTTTGGAACTGATCCAGAAGTGGATTCAGAGGATGACATTAAAAAGAAAAACATAGATAAGAAAAAAGAGCTTGCGAAGGCTTTGAAATACTTTGAAGGTCAAAAAGAAAAATACAAAGTTCCTGTTGAGTCAATGGGCACTAAAATTTCTGATGAAGACCAACAAATGTTAAAAGCCTATCAAGAACAAGTGGAGAAATCCAAGGAAGCTCAAAGCTTAGCACAAAAGCGAGCAGAGAGCTTTCAGGAGAACACCAATAAATTGTTTACTGAAGAATTTAAAGGTTTTAAGTTTAACATCAGTGATAAAGAATATGTTTATTCTCCTGGCGATTTCAACGAACTGAAGAAGTCTCAATCTGACATTATGAACTTTATATCAAAGTTTACTAATGATCAAGGAGAGATATCTGATGTAGTTGGATATCACAAGTCATTAGCTATGGCAATGAATCCTGAAAAGTTCGCAAAGTATTTTTACGAGCAAGGGGTGGCATCAGCGGTTAATGAGTCTGCTAAAAAATCTAAAAATATAAATTTAGATATGAGGCAAACTCCGCAAGTGACATCAAAACAAGGATTTAGTGTTAAAGCTACGACTCCCTCGTCTAGGCGAGGATTGACAATTAGGTCACCAAAAAATAAATAAGTTAAACATTAAAAATAAAAAACAATGAGTTTAAATATACCAGGTTTCGCTCTACAGCCAAGTGCTACTAGAGTGCCAACCGCAACAAACTATATGACAAGTTTTGATTTTTTGAATCAATACTTGCCAGACACCTATGAAAAGGAGTTTGAAAGATATGGTAATAGAACTATTTCTTCATTCCTTAGAATGGTGGGTGCTGAGATGCCTTCTAACTCTGACCTTATTAAATGGGCAGAACAAGGTAGATTACACATTAAATATACTGATGTAGCCACAGGCGCAGCAGCAGCAGATAGTCAAGCAACTTTTACAGTATCTGATACTTTAATTCCTGCTAACCAAGTAATGAATTCTGCAACTGCTTCTCAAATTGGTATTAAAAATGGTCAAACTGTAATGATATCTGGAAATGCTGGTTTTTCTGGTATTTCTAATAAAGGTATTGTATCAGGTGTTACTGCTACAACTTTTGTTGTTCACTTCTTTGAAGCTGGTGGATATACAGGTGTTGGAACAGGTGTTAATCCCAACGAAAAAGTAAGTGTTTTCATTTATGGTTCTGAATTTAAAAAAGCATCAGTTGCTGATAATATTGATTCACTTGAGCCATTTGACACTATTTTAGAAAACAATCCTATTATAATTAGAGATAAATATGCTGTAAGTGGATCTGATATGGCTCAAATTGGGTGGATAGAAGTATCTACTGAAGATGGAGCTGATGGATACCTATGGTATTTAAAAGCAGAACACGAAACAAGAATGAGATTTGAAGATTACTTAGAAACTGCAATGGTGGAAGCTGTTAAAGCTAAAGCACCTACTGTGGCTGTAGGTGGTCAGAAAAATGCTCAAGAAGATGGTTTTATTGGTTCCGAAGGAATGTTTGCTGCTATTGAATCAAGAGGTAATATTTTCACAGGAGCTATTACTGCTTTATCTGATTTTGATTCTATTATTGAAAGACTAGATAAGCAAGGAGCTATTGAAGAAAATGTTCTTTTCTTAAACAGACAAACATCTTTTGAGATTGATGATATGTTAGCTGCTCAGAATTCTTATGGTAATGGCGGTTCATCTTACGGATTATTTGATAATGACGAAGAGATGGCATTAAACCTAGGATTTACTGGATTTAGAAGAGCATATGATTTCTATAAGACAGATTGGAAATATCTTAACGATCCTGCTATGAGAGGTGGTTTAGTTGGTGGAGCTATTGATGGTGTATTAGTACCAGCTGGTTCAACTAACGTTTACGACCAAGTATTAGGAAGAAACGCTAAGAGACCATTCTTACACGTAAGATATAGAGCTTCTGAAACTGAAGATAGACGTTATAAAACTTGGGTTACTGGTTCTGCTGGTGGCGTAAGAACATCTTCTTTAGATGCTATGGAAGTTCACTTCTTATCAGAAAGAGCACTATGTGTTATGGGTGCAAACAATTTCGTATTGTTTAAATAATAACATAATTTATGGAGGGGAGCAATCCCCTCCTATTTTTTAAACTTTAAATTAAATCAAATGAAAAAAAAGAAAGAACTAAAAGACCGTATTTATAAATTAAAAAACGGTTATCAACCATTAAGTTTCACACTTAATTCTAGAAACACAAGAAGAAAGCCATTATTACATTTTGATGGTACTCATAATAGACCTTTACGTTACGCTTCTAATCAAAAAAGTCCTTTTGAGGATGAGCAGGATGATAACGCTGTTTTAGAGCCTGTTATATTTGAAGACGGAATGTTATTTGTTCCTAAAAATAATCCTGTATTACAGGAATTTTTACACTATCACCCAGATAATGGTTCAAGATTTGTTGAGGTAGATAAAGAAGCAGATGCTCAAAAAGAGGTAGATTATTTAGAAATAGAAGCTAAAGCTTTCAAACAAGCATCTGAATTAAGTATAGATGAAATGGAAACATTAGGCAGAGTATTTTTAGATTTAAAAGTAGGAAATATGACTACTTCTGAACTAAAAAGAGATATTATACTTTTTGCTAAAAATCATCCAGAAGATTTCTTAAACGCTTTAAATGATCCAATGTTAGAACTCCAAGATACTGTAGTTAAAATATTTGATAAGGGATTATTAAGTTTGAGAAACAATGGTAAGGATGTTTACTATAATCTTAAAACTAAAAAGACTAAACTATTAATGGTTCCTTTTGGTGAAGACCACATACAAACAGTAGCTGGGTTTTTTCAAAGAGATGAAGGTGTTGAGATATACAAAGCATTTCAAGATATGTTAAAGAGTTAGTAAGGTATGTTAACACACTAACACAGTAAAAAAAATAGACTATCTTTGCTTTTTATTAACACATAAATTTTTTTATTATGCAAAAATACTTAAGTATACCCGTTAAAAATGAGCAAAACCAATTAGTGCTTATAAATGATGTAGCTATTGTAGAGCAAGTAGACACTACAACAGTTAAAATTCATTATACATCAGGAAAACACGTAGAGGTAGCTCACGACACAATGGCTGCTAACAATGAAGATGTTAGAGATGCTATTGAAGATGCTATGTTAAAAGCTTTACAATTAGCTTGGACAAAACCATCTTTTCAATTAAGTTTAGCTGGAGTTACAGATGCTGCTGGTGGAGTGCCAGAAATTTCTGGTTTATCATTCGGTTAATTATTGATAATTTTTAAAATACAAAGGAGGTTCTAAAAAAGATTAGGACCTCTTTTTTTTTGCTTATCTTTGTATGAAAAGACTTTAGATGATAAATTCTGTTAGAAATACTGTTCTTTCTATACTGAATAAAAATAATTACGGATACATATCTCCCAGTGACTTTAACCTTTTCGCAAAACAAGCACAATTAGATATATTTGAAGATTATTTTTACCAGTATAATAATCAAATAAATAAAGAGAACAACAGACTTACTAGACTATCTGGAACAGGATATGCTGACATTACCAAAGGAATAGAAGAAGTAATAGATAGTTTTTCAGTTACGTCATTCTTAACTAGAGTTAATGCCAATATTTATTCTCTTCCTACTGATTATTATTTAATTAATAAAATATTCTATTACTCTACTCAGTTAGCTTCAGGAACTACTACGGGAACTACCGTAGGTAAATTAGATGATGTGGATGCTAACTTTTTAGGAGTAGTAAGCATAGGTGACATAGTAGTAAATACTACTGACTCAACCTCTGCTTTTGTAACAGCAGTTGCTAATACGTCACTTACTTTAAGTAGTGACATAATAGTAAGTGGAGAAAGTTATGTAATTTATAATAATGATAATATTAGCGAAGTAGAAAGAGTTCATCAAAATAAAATATTTTATTTAACTAATTCTAACTTAACAGCTCCTACTAAACAATATCCCGCATATGTATTAGAAGGGAATAATGTTACTGCTTATCCAACTACTATATCTGGAGCAGCTGATTTACAAACTCAATATGTTAGATATCCAAAAGACCCTAAATGGACTTTTACTTCTCTTAGTGGTGGTCAACCTCTTTTTGACCAATCTCAAGCAGATTATCAAGATTTTGAGTTACCACTGTCAGATGAAACAGATTTAGTAATAAGTATTTTAAAATATGCTGGTTTATCTATTAGAGAATCTGAAGTAGTTCAAGTAGCTGATGCACAGCAAAAAATGGAAATGGTACAAGAAAATAGTTAATGGCTTATATATCACAATATCAATATTATGAAAACAATGGTAATGTTCCTGAGAATGCGAACTGGGGTTCTTACCAATATGTTTCTTTACAGGATATCGTAAATAACTAT